TTAAGGATGTATAAGTATCTAATATTCCCTTTAATTCTAAATCTCTACTAAATATATATAATTCCATAACTACACCCCCAAATATTGTGGACTAAAATATATATTAACTTCCAAATTATCTAAATTACTATCTGTATTATATCTAAAGAGATTATCCCCTACATCTAATTGTAAGAATGTATCTCCTCCACCTACAATATCTAAATAATTTAATATATCTGTTTCTATACCATTTAAGTTTTGTATAATCTTCTTTTTACCATAATTAGTGTTTATTATAAATTTTTCTCCTGCAACCATTCCTTTATTTATTTTTATAAATTCTCTAGTATTAACATTAAACAAAGATGGATTACTTAATGTTCCTCTTGCAAAAAATTCTATTATCATACCTGTTTTTACTTGCCCTGTATTATTTACATTAACAATAAGACTTGGTTCTCTATGTCCCATAGTAATGCCTTTCCCTTGTGGAATTACTAAAGGAAAATGAAAATCACCTTTCCATAAGGCTATATTAACTTTACTACTAACATAATCTTTCCAATATGGATTAGGCGATAATAAACTAATTTGAAATTTTGGTTTATTTTCTTTAGTTATAACAGGTGCAGTCTCTACTATACACTCTACATACTTTTCCATACTTCCATCTGTATAAATTAATTTGGATTTTAATTTTGGGTTTATTATACTTAATAATTTTTCTCTATTTAATTCTTTATTTTCTGCTATAGCACCTTGAATAACTATATTTCTATCATCCAAGTTACTATCTGTATAAGTCGAGCCATCTTGTCCCATTCCTTTATTACTATAAATAATATTTTTTAATCCACTTATACCATCTATATTTTCTAAGAAAAAAGGACTCCAAATAGAAAATTCTATCTGTTGTCCTTTCTCATTTTTGAATACAAATTTTTCTTTTCTATTCAATTATCACCACCCCAATTCTACCAATTTAAAGCTAATTCTCTTAAATTATTTTTAGATTGTCTTGCCATTTCACTTGGAGTTGGCACTGGAGCATATATATGTTGTGTTACATTTACTCCATTAGTCCCTTTAAATCCAATTAAAACACTATTTGCTACTTTAGTTGCTACATTTTCCGCCGTTTTCATAACCAAATCAGCACTAGCATCATGATTAAATATGCGTGTTCCCCGTGGGAGGTCGTATAACTCATAATTTGAATTTTGTCCCGGTGCATCATGTAGATAAGTAAGTCCACCACTAAAATATCTATCTCCTGTCCATTTTTTCTGTACGCCTTTTGTTTCAATTCCTCTTAAAGTATAATTAAATTGTTTAGCGTCAGGATGCCAATTAGTCCACCATGATTTTAGTTTATCCCATTTAGATAGTATATCTCCTGTAGTAGTATTTACACTTTTACCAATATCACTATTCATACCTTTCACCTTAGAAACTACTTGTTTTTTCTGGTCATTTGCCTTATTTATTGTTTCCTTTCTTTGTCTTTCTGCTTCTTTAATCATTTTATCAGCAGTAGCCGCAGATATAACTTTGCTTTCATCCCTAAGTTTTATTATGTTCCTTACAGTTCCATCGTACTGTTTATTAGCCTTGTCTACCGTTCCTTGCCTTTGCTTTTCAGCATTTTTAATAACTTCGCTTGCTTGCTCTGCGGTTATTCTTCCATTATAAGATTTTAGCCTTTCTATTATTACCTTTTGCTCAACTTCACTAGCAGATAGAGTTTTCACAGCATTTTCTTTCATCTTCTTTTGTAATCTATCTATCGTTTTAGCTTCTTCTGTTGTAATTTGTCTGTGATTATCAGCTGCATTCTTAATAATAGAATTAATTTGATTTTGTAATCCATCTATTGTTTTTTTCTTATTTTCCCAACTAGTTGTAGTTGTTTGTAATATTTTAGCTTCTTCTGTTGTGGTTAAGACATTGCTTTTCGCAAAAAAATCTTGTTGGCTTTTTAATTCTTCTGCTTTCTTTTTATCTAATCCATTCTTAATTTTATCTCCCATATCTTTATACAATTGTTGTAAAGATAATGATTGTTGTTCTGTAATAGACGTACTTTTATTTAAGGTGTCTATAAATTCTTTTATAGTTTGATCCTTCTGCTTTTTGGTAAGTCCTTTAGTTCCATTTACCATTGCAGTATATTGTTTTATTATTTCATCTTTATTCTTCTTGGTTAATACTCCCGTATCTGCAACTAATTTTTTGAAATTAGTTGTCATATTATTTTTTTGTTCATTACTTAAATTACTAGATTTTTTACTCATATCAGTAAAATTCTTCAATACTTTATCTTTAGCTTGCTTACTAAACTTATTTGAATTCGCTACTAAGTTTAACATAGAACTGCTTGCTTTTTTATCTAAATCCATATAAGCTCCAACAGCTTGTTTAGTAGATTTAGATATTTTAACATTTGCAGTATCTACTTTTTTAGATGTAGCACTATAATT